ATCTAGTTCTGAAAATAATAAATCTACCAAATCTAACACTGAAATTACAGATCAGAAAAAAAGAAAAGAGCGTAATCTATTAAAAAAATTGAGCAAAAAAATGCGTGAAGGTGTAGTTGATGAAAATTTAATGAAAAAAATAATGAATTTATTACCACAAGAAAATTCAGAAAATACGGAAACTCCATCTAAATCTAAATCTAAAACTAGCCCTCGTTCCACTACTAAATCTAAAACTAGCCCTACCAGATCTGGAACAAGTATTGAGCAAGGAAGAAATAGAAGAAGAACTCCATCCAAAACTCCGTCGCCAAACCGTATGAATGTTAATCAAACAACTCCATCTACACTAAAATCTGCGTTGAGCATGAGTCACGATCGCAGTGTACGAGGTTCCGCGAGTGCTTCGCCTTTTGGTTCACCAGCTAGACCTAGAACTAAAAGAAGAGTAAAGTTTGCGAACAGTAACTCGGAAAGTCAAAAGCAAAATAAAAACGCAAACAGAAATAGCACAGGTGCTAGAAATAATAATGGAGTATAGTAATAAATATGGGTAATAGAGGGTCTCCAAAAAATACACAGAGTATAGAAAATAGACTTTCTAAAATAGTTGAAGAACTTATTGAAATACGTAAACAAGAGGGTAAATTGAGAGTGGAATTTAAAAAATTGGGTATAAAACGAAAAGAACTAATCGAAGAAAGAAAAAAACTTTTTAATAGACAAAAGAACGTGTTTAGACGAGATTCAAAAAAGAGAAGGATGTCATCTTCAAAAAATACATTGGAAAATAATATTAATAATAAGTAAAGATGAAAACGAATACAATTTTATTGACAGGCGCTACTATACTAACACTATTACTATTAATGAACATTACTAACGATCAACCAAAAAAGAAGGAAGGTGGATGTGGATGTGGATGTGGTAAATAATTATTTCTATACACGATACTAAATCATTGTGAATAAAAATATAGTATAATCATAAATGGCACTCATAGCAGGTGCCGGTTTGTGTATGTTAAGCGTAATGTCGAGTTCACTTGGTGGACTTGTTTATTATTTACGCGACCCCGAACCAGCAACACCCATGTCAGGTGACGATGATATACCACAAACGCAAACCAAGACATATAGAAAGAACATGGAAATCATGTATTCGATCGATTGTGATGAAATGAGTAACGTTTCGGCAACCGAAGGTACGGTGGATACATCGTTCGGTAAATCGATAAAATGGACGGCCCCTAATATCGAATCTACGGGAACACTTAAATCCGGAACCGATGAGAAGATTAAAAAGTTACATTTTAGAAACGTTGTAATTTCGACTGGGAGTTATAAAGTACACGACGAAAATACAGAATCTGAACCAGTCACGGTTCAACTCCCGGAACAGAAATATTGCGGTTTAAAATTAATTGATTTTTGTGACGATGATAAAAAGTATATTACAGATTTAGATATAACGTATAGACCAATGGAGGACGATGGAAAAAAAGAAATAAAACCTTTGTATGCTTCATTATGGGCAAACAAATGTGTAACAGACGACCCTGAATCTATGCAAGTACAATCTCAAGCTATGTCTCAAGGATGTACCACAGATAAATATGATTTAAAATTTGATAACGATTACGAAAGCGAAGACCATATTGAAGAATTTAAGAAATCTACACTTTTGGAAATTGAAAATTTAAAACTCGTTTCGGGATCGTATAAACGTGTTAAAAGTGACGGTACGGAAGAAGACGTAACAATGGAATCTAAAACGTACGATGGTAAACATACGATCAATTTTTGTGGCGACGATGGTACAGAATGGGCTAAGGATTTGAAAGTTAACTTTGAAGGTATTCCCGCATCGAGTACGGAAACGTATAAAATTGAAGGGTATAGAATTTAAATATATAGTATTTATAAATGAGTAACAATAGTCCATTACCGATAATAGCGGTCGGAGCACTGGGATTATCATCGATTTCATGTGTTATAAGTTCACTCACAGGATTTTTAGTTTTGGACGATTCTAATGTTGAATCTAATACGAGTACGTCAAATACGAGTACGTCAAATACGAGCACATCGAATATTAGTACAGATACGTCCAATACGAGCACATCGAATACCAGTACTTCCAATACGAGCACCTCAAATACATATACTATACCTCACCAAATTGAACTAGGAACAGATGATAGATGGTGTAGGCATATAGGTGCAGTTCACCAGGATGTACCGGGGTGTGGTAGGATATGTTCAGACCCTTATCATGTAGGATCAAAAACGGATGGTACTTGGGGACCATGGGCGGATACTAATATTCCATGTACTGGTGCCAAATTAGACGAAATCTGGGAAGAACAAGACGATGGAACACGAAAACTTGCCGATGGGTACATGTTATCAACATTTGGAAAACCGTCTTATTTTGAAGAAGGTGTTGAATATACAATAAAAGGTAGTAGAGATGGTAAATATTGTGCAAACGATGATACCGATGGCATGATATGTGATAGGGACATCACGTCTGGATGGGAGAAGTTTAAGTTTACACAAGTAGGAAGTGACATATATGGAATAAAAAGTATGCGAACCGATAAATATTGTAAAGATAATAAAACAGGTTCTATGACATGTACATATGGTTTAAATGCGCATGAGAAGTTAACAATTGAAAAACACGGTGATCAATATTCAATAAAAGGACCTTGGGGTAATAAATACTGTTCGGATCAACCTGGAGGTCTAATATGTGATACAGGACATTTACAAGAGTGGGAGAAATTTACAATTGCAAAAGCTTAACTAACTATACATGATTGAATTAAACAAAAAAAAACGTTTTTATACACAAACTGAAATTTGTATATAAAAATGTCGTTGTATACTAAATGAGTAACAATAGTCCATTACCGATAATAGCGGTCGGAGCACTGGGATTATCATCGGTTTCATGTGTTATAAGTTCACTCGCAGGATTTTTAGTTTTGGACGATTCTAATGTTGAATCTAATACGAGTACGTCAAATACGAGTACGTCAAATACGAGCACATCGAATATTAGTACAGATACGTCCAATACGAGCACATCGAATACCAGTACTTCCAATACGAGCACCTCAAATACATATACTATACCTCACCAAATTGAACTAGGAACAGATGATAGATGGTGTAGGCATATAGGTGCAGTTCACCAGGATGTACCGGGGTGTGGTAGGATATGTTCAGACCCTTATCATGTAGGATCAAAAACGGATGGTACTTGGGGACCATGGGCGGATACTAATATTCCATGTACTGGTGCCAAATTAGACGAAATCTGGGAAAAACAAGATGACGGAACACGAAAACTTGCCGATGGGTATATAGTATCAAAATTAAAAGATGGTATATCTGTCCAGTGTACGACCAATGACCTACGAGGTCGTGAAGGTTCTGTTTATCGTGTAAATAGTGATGGAATTTTGGACTATTATCCAAGTCCGAGTATCGCAGAGACTTGGAACCCAGATTGGAATGTGAATATTACACAAATAGCTGATTGTGCGGGTCTTACAAAGGGTGAAGACTTGGAAATGAAAACTTAACTAATTATACATGATTGAATTAAAATATACACTACTAATAAATGTCAACCACACTTTTATTAGGAGGAGGCGCATTAATGCTATTTGTCTTTTTAATAATTATATTTGCGGTGGTTATATACTTTTTAACTCGACCCGAAAAAGAAACCGAAAAAGAAACCGACGAAACTCCTACAATTAGTGATGCGGGTGTAAACTTAATTTTAAATCCAGATGAAGAAACTGATGATGATAAAGTAGAAACGTATACGATAAAGGAATACGCGATTGGGGAAACAACTGCTAAGAACATAGATGTTAAACTTACATGGAAAAACGGTCCTGGTTTTACAAGTGTAACCAAACTTATTTTTGTGCATAAAGCAAATGGAAAAGAGGTACGTGAAGATGTAGAAACAAGTGACAATGTAACTCCTAATACGGAATACGAGCTTATACTACCAGGTGAAAAATTGACTGAGGACAATATCGTCGGTGAAAACGCGATAGAAATGTATTGGAATACAAAGGATTCGAGTAATCTTCTCGAAACTATTAAATTTGATATTACCAATGAACATTTAGATTCAACGTTAGATTTAACACAGGCGCAGAATATTACTGTAGCAACACGACTTGCTTCTGGTACAACTTCTAGTGGTGCGGTTATAACTACATATACAAAGTATCACATACTACCATTTTTTGAGAAACCTGTATATATTAGAAAGGTTGGTGATTCTGATGGGTTTAATATAATTAATGGCGGTGTTAAAGAAAGCATTGACGGTGTTGACGTATTTTATATAAAAAAGGCTCTTGGTAGAACTTTCCTGTCTAAAGATACGGCTGGTAATTTTTTAATGAGTGCGCACGCAAAAAAGTTCGTCAGACAGGATGACTTATTTAAAAGCGATGAAAAAATGGATTTGTCAAATATTACGGTAAAGGAATTATCACCAGACGATGATTTTGAATATGAATTTACAGTTCGACACAAGGATAATCATTCGAGTTACGATGCGCATATACATTATGTAGAGTTATATGATTACAATTATAATTTTATGAAGAGAGTTACAAATAACGATATTAAATTCGATAAATCTCCCGATCATAAAGGTAATGTAAAAGATTATTTGGGGGCGTGGAAACAAGGTAGTGCGCCCGGTGGTACTAAACTATTTACCATTAAATCTACCAAAGCTGTTGGTAGACTACACATTATGTATGGTAGACCTGCTTATGGTCCAGGGTGGTTAATAAAAGAAAATGGAGTTTCGATATGGGAGGATGAAGAAAATTGTGGACCGGATTTAGAACCTAAGCATCTCATATTTTCATACGATATTAGAAAAGGAACACCACGTGAATTCTTTAAAATTGGAAATAATCCCTTAATTCCCATTGGTTCATCTGTTAAGTGTAAGAAAAACGATCCAAGGAACAATAATAATTCTGTTTATCGACTTGTAACTCCGAATCAAATTAATTGGTATCCAGATCCCTCCACTGCTAAATTCTGGAATCCTGATTGGAATAAAGATATTAAAAACATAGAAGATTGTAAAGGGATTGTAAAAGGTCCAAATATGAATCATGATGACACTGGTTTTAATTCGAATGGGGAAGGAAAAGTTTATTATCTCGATAGACACGATGTAAATTGTAATAATGATGGTTTAAATAGGTTTAAACTTACTAGCAGTGACGACGCTGATAAAAATATAAGGTATGATTTTGGATGTCAACCTGGTTTGGGTATAACTACACTTACAGAAAAGCAAACAACAGCCGATGTGGACGGTGATCCGCCTCATACCGTTTATTTAGATAGACATACTGTTGACTGTGATAACAAACCAATTACGCAATTTAAATTAAGTAGAAACAGTGATAGAGATAAAATATATTACAAATATACATGCGGTAATACTACTTCAAATAGTTGTCGTGATGTAACTACTGGATATAATGATCAAGGTGATGGGAATGTTAGATATTTAGATAGACACAATGTCAAATGTAACGTAGGTGAATACTTGTCTAAATTCAGATTGGACGTGGATGACAATGATCCAACTGGTAAATATCGGTATGAATATAAATGTTGTGAAATATAAGATCAACCGAAAACTCCCGAACTAACACAAATTCCTCATCAAATCATTTATTTTAAAAATATTAAAATACACATTTTTAAAATAGATATCATTTAGACATACTTTCTATATAACCACAAAACCTAACGTAAAGTATACCCTTCTACATAAATATCACCTTCTTTTGCTAGTAAGAGTATCAGGGCATATAAAACTATTAGTGTATAGACAATTGCTTCCATACTACAGGCGAAACGATGTGATAATTTTATTGGCGAAATGAGTACCAATAGCAGTGACATAAACATTATGGGTAATATTATTAATGTAATTTGCATTATGTATTATTCATTTTATTACAAACTAAAATTTTAAGTATATTCAATCTCGTTGCCTAAACTTTTCAGTATACATTCCAGGCCAAATACTTTTTCCTTGAGAACTTCAACTTCTTTGGCATATTCACTCTTTTCTTTCCAAGCTTCTTTCAATAATTTTTTCAATTCCTCTATTTTCCCCCTTTCCTCCACGGTGGCATTTATTTTTATTGTTCGCACAATATTTTTCCATTCCATTTCAAAATTTTCCATTTTATTTATGAAAAAATCTAATATTTTATAATACTTAGGCGTTTTTTTCGTAAAAATTATTTTCTTAGCTATATATTGAGAGAAAAAAGTGAAAAAAGGTCCCCTAAACACTAAAAATTGACCAAAAATGGGCAATTTTTAGCCCTAAAACCACGACTTAGGCC